ATAGAATTTCTATTTTAAATGGTAGGGGTCGATTGCTAAACAAACCAGAATCGGTTTTGTTGGCAAGTAATAAACTTGCTGCCTTTAGCAAATTTGCCGAGCATAATATAAATACATTAAGGTTTACTCAACAATCTAATGTCGCAAAAGCCTGGATAGAAGAAGGAAATGTTGTGTATTGTAGAACTCTAACACGAGGTAGTGAAGGTAGGGGTATAGTAGTAGCTAAAACTGTTGGAGAAGTAGTATCTGCTCCTTTATATACGATGGGAATTATGAATTCCAAAGAATATAGAGTGCATGTTTTTAACAATAATATAATTGATATAGTTCGCAAAAAGAAAATGTCAGAAGAAAAAATTAATGAGCTTGGATTAAATAGCAATAATCTTAGTTCAGAAATTAGAAATCTGAAAAAAGGTTGGACGTTTGGACGGGATGGAGTCAATGCTCCTGACTCTGTAAAAGAGTTAAGTATTAAAGCAGTAACTGCTCTTGGGTTAGATTTTGGAGCAGTAGATATTATCTATAACAAAGATAATCGTACTCCATATGTATTGGAAGTGAATACTGCAATTGGAATGAAACCTGGCTTAACTGTTCACAAGGCTTATGTCAAAGCGATCAGCGAATTATGTGGAATGAGGTTTGATGAAAATGGTTATGTGTCAAGATACGGAAGGCCCTCTGGCGAAGATGGTTAGTCCCATAAAAATTATTTTACCAAAGAAAAGAAAAAAAGATGAAACGGTATATTTAAATTTGAATACTTACCGAAATTTACATTGGATTAAAAATAATAAAATAAAACAAATCTATAACGAACTAATGAAAGATCAATTAGAAGGATTAGTTTTGCCTACTCCAATAGATATTGAATTTATTTTATATGCTAATGCAATTCAGGGAGGTAAGAAAGTTTTTGATACAGCCAATATTTGTGCTATAGTTAATAAATTTTTCTGTGATGCTTTGGTACATTATGGCTGTATAGAGGATGATTCACATCAATATATCAAAAAAACAACTTCTGATTTTGGAGGTTACGATAAAGACAACTCAAGAATAGAAATTATTATATGGAAATCCGATGAAATTAAAAATAAAAAAGAAAAATTTTGCATCGCAAAAAACACCTAAATATCCGGTAGGCACCAAATTAAAATGTGTCGATTCTTTTTGGTGTGAGAATCAATTAAGAATAAATAAAATATATACTATAACTAGTTTTGTATCTGGCTTCGATTCAGGACATGAATTATATTCCGTAAAAACTAGAACGGGAAAAGATATTTATCTTAATTTGTATAATATCGAAAGTCGTTTTGTGTTGATTGGTTAATATAAATTGGTTGTGGCGACCGTATAGGTAAGGTTTAAGTTAATTTTTAAACCTTACCTATTTTTAAAAAGATTATTCGGTCTTAGAAAGGGAGCTTAGTAATGGATTGATATTGTATGGGACTTTGTTTTTATATTGTTTTTTAAAGAACGAAGCGGTTTTAACAAACGGTAATCCCGTAAAATTATCAATTGCCATTATAGGAGATTCAAACGTTCTGTATGTTGATGTCCCCAATCTACCAAACGGTATTGCCGTCATAAGAACTCTAGCCGTTGCATCAAGATTCCCATTAAGCAATAACGATATGGGCGCAAAAGCGAACCTAGATATCGGAGGAGTTGCTATCCCAACTATATTAGCTGGCCAAGGTAAGGCTCCAAAAAACGCCTTATCTCTCTCTTCTTGGTCACCAAACATCCAAGCCGATAAATCCTGTACATACCCTAATGGAGGAGCTACTGTAGAATCAAACATAGAATATGGTAAAGCTGCTCCCAATGCCAACACCAATAAATCAGCAGTCATTAAGTTTCTTAACCTAGAGAATTCAGCAGTCCCTGGTTTATAGCCAGAAGCATAAGCCATTTTATGAACCTCTCTTCTAAAATACAAAGAGTTCCACGCCCATAACTGGAATCTACCAAACATCTTCCCTAGATTAGTTCTAACAAATGCTGGGCGATTAGCGTTATTATATAAGAATTGTGTTGCTCCAACACCTTTGTTTGCCCATTGCACTAACCAAGGATGCTCTGGTTCTAAATGCATCCCATTCACACTCAGCACTTCTCTAGCTTGATTATAATGAGCTAGCCATGAGCGTCTTCTTAATTGAACCTCTGAGGTTCTCATAAAATAACCAGCAGTATTAAGAAATGCTTCGCCTAAGCCATTTTCTTTTAACACATCAGTTATTTTCTTTTCATTATAGCCTTCTTTCTTAATTACGGCCATAACCTGTTTAAAAACTTTATTATAAACCCCAGTATTAAATAATTTGTTTAATCCAAACTCACTAAAGAACATCGCCTCAACACCACCATTCTTTTCTATAATAGCATCGATATCAGCTTTGTTTTTAGCTCCTGGGAATAAATTATTAATCATGTAGTTTTGGTCAAAAGTTTTTTTCCAATGTCTCATTCCCGTCTGACTCAATGTATTCATGTCGCCAGAAAAGAAGTTGTTTATCATGGTTTTGGGATGAGACAAAAGTGTTAACAACTCAAACTTACCCTCAAGTTGAGACCACCAAGTTAATCGTTTATCCACGCTATTCGCGTAAATAGTATCTAGTAACTCTTTAACTTTAGGGTCATTCTGAATACGAGTCTTTAGCTCAGGAGTAAACTTGTCCTCTAAACCAGCCTCTTTAATATCTTTATAAAACTTCTTGCCATTAAAGAATTTCTTACCAACCTTATCTGCTCTTCTAATCCAATAATCATCAGTTAATGCATAGTAGGGGTTGTGTCTAATTTGAAGATTTGGATCATTAAGCCAAGCATCTGGAAATTTAGAGGCGTGGCCAAGTTGATCTCTGTTGTATAAAGAAAAGAATCTTCCCCAGGACTCTGTAAAGTCACCAAGAGCTTTTGTTTGATTAAGTTTTTTGATCTGGTGTCGACTGATACCCGAAGCCAGATAAGAATAATAGAATCTATCCATCTGGTTTTCATATTTAATCAAAACATCTCTGTCTGTAGACCACCCAGGAAGAGGATCGTCTGTATCTCTTGCTAAAGAACTAGATAAGTGTTGAGTAAAGTTTTCTATGTGTTTTGCTTCTATTCCCTTTGAATCCATTATGTCTTCAAGATGTCTAATTACGCTGTTTGCACGATCTTCTGGATTTTCTGTCTGTCCCTCTACTTGCCTTCTAACAAGAGCTATATCATTCTCTGTCCCGCCTATTTCATCTTTTCCCATCACCATTTTAGATATTTTGTCAAGAAGATATTTCTTTGTTGCCTTTTCTAAGAACGTATTGTGTGGATAGTAATATTTATGGAACCAGTCTTGAACTCCAAAATCTTTGTAATCCATCCAACCGCTCTCATTAAATCTTGACGCTTTTAGTTGGGATAACAATCTTGAGCGAGTTGCGGGGTTTTGTATCTCCTCTAACACCAAAGAGAAATCCTCGCCAGACTCTACAAAATCATTATATTTTTTCAGGAATATATCCAACACTTCATTGTCGCTTCTGCTAAAGTTGTCTGGAGTAGTGCCTTTAAATAAGTTGTTCCAAAAATCCTTAAACCCACTATCAGACAGAAACTCGCTGACGCTACCGCCCTCAACATCAAAGCCGCTAGTTTTTTTATAGAGATATTTCATAAATGTATCACCACGAATTTTGATTTTATTTAACATCTCGTGATGCATCAACTTATTTATAAAATTAACGCCTCTAAAGATAAATTTATTAGCAGATAATTCACCTGCCAATATTTCAAAAGCTTTATCCGTATCAACGTTACCGTTCTCGTCAGTCACTTTTGCGAAAAAAGCTTCTTCGGCTATTTTGTTTACCATCTTTGTTTGAAGTATCTCTTTCATTGTAGTGTTTTGAAATTCCACAATTTTATCAAATACTTCGCGAATAGCGATAGGTTTAGAGCTGATGCCTGGAATCAAAACTGTTTCGGAAGACCCCATTAATTCCTTAAATCTTGGCTCTACTCTTTTCCAGTATTCTTGGTATGTTTCTGTTCTATGGCCTTTAGCCCCCTTAACTTTTGCTAAATCACGCTCTCTATATCGAACGGCTAAATCCCATAACTCCTTGCCTATTTCATCTTTGTTTTTATCTAAATCTCTTAACCCTATTAATAAAGGGTGCGTTTTATACTTGTATTCTGTAGAGCGGAAAGCTCCTTCGTATGCTTTTTCGCCCCAATTCCAAATAGAATTAATTTTTTGGAATGTTGACATAGATTGTTTAACTTCCCCAAAACCAGTAACACCACGCGAAACTTGGATTGGTATTTCTTCTGGTGTTTCTCCAGAATCTTCATAGGTTCTCATTTTCTCGCCTATAGTCTCTGGTCTCCAGAAATAGTGATACCACTCAGGTTTAAAGTTTTTCCCAGCATTATTTAACTTTAACTGAAGAATTCTAGCAAACTCTATAACCTGTTCGGGTGTGGCTAACCTTAAGGTGTTCCCGCCCTCAAAACCCAATAAAGCTTTTTGCAATTGAGACTCTTTGGCGAACATGGCCTCTACGTCTTTGATTTTTTCGGGGTGTTTCTTATAGTACTTAGCAATAGTTTCGCCTGCAGTTTTTAGTTGTGCTAAAATCTTTGGGTCAACCTTGCTCTTATCAACTGTTTTTCCTCTTTCCGCATAATCTTGGACAAAATTAAGAAACCTTAAGTTTGCTTTTTCTACACTTGGTTGTTCCACGCCAGTGGTAATAGCGGGCGTATCTAAATAGTGATCAAGCTGTGTAATATAGTCATCAGGAATATGGGTATTTGTTTTTTGTATAATATCTTCGTATATAAACAATTGATCTCTTACAACGCTTGGATCAATACTATTTAATTCATATACCCAAGTATTTTGATTTGTGCTCCACCATTCCCTTTTAGCCTCTGCAGTGGCTGTTTTTAGTTCGGCCTGTCTAGCAACATCTACCTGGTCTAACTTAACCTTGAGTTTATTTGTTGCTTTCCCCTCTGCATTACGTTTATCAATCCTGCTTTGAAATATGGCCGCTTGCTGATCGTATTTTTTGTTAATAGCATCAGTATATTTCTTAACAAAATCCGGTAGGGAGTCTTTTTGATAAGACAAAGAGCTTAACATATACGCATGAAAAAGTTTTCTGTAAGCTTGAGGTAATCCATTTGTGATTTGCTCGATTTTCTTATCTATCTGCAACTTTAATGCAGACGTATTGACATCTTCACCACTTCTTTTTGCTTTATCTTTTGTGATTAACAGAGTACTAAATTCTTTCTTTAGTTCATCGGCTCTCCGCAATAAATCATCCGTAACCTTTAAGTCTAAATCAAGCTTGCCCAACTTGTCTTTTGGGGCTTGGAATAAAATATTTACAGCGTTCGCAGCGTCTAACCCAGATTGAGCCGTTAGTTCATTAGCAATAATCATCTTATCATATTTGGAATGTGCGCTAGCATAAGGGCTGCCTTTTGCGTTTCTAAAGTTATTATAAAACCTAATACCTTCAGCGCTTCTTCCTATTAATCTTAAAAAGGTTTCTGATAGTCTGATTTGACTACTAATTTCATTTAACTTTTCTGGAGCAGAAGCATCCATAAATGGGACTTCACCTATCCTAGACAGGTTAATTTCACTCATTCTCAAGAAGTTGCGATAATAAGCGCTATTAAACTTTAGTGATTCTTTATCTAAATATCTATTAGCTTCTTGTGCGATACTAACAAAATCACCAAAATTATATAATTTGCCTTCAAAATCTTTACCGCGGTTAAATGCCTCTAATTTTGATATTTGTTTATATAGTTTATTGCCCTTAACTCTTTTCAGTAGTTCGGCATCAGTTTCGTCTCTTAATACTGGCTGTTCACCAGATTTTTGTTTTTCTTTAATCTGTTTTTTCTTAAATAAACTAGACGTTAGAATTTCTAATGCTCTTTCATGAGAAACTAATTCAGTACCATTAGCAGCATCTGCACCATAATTAATCATTTGACGCTTTAGTTCTCTAAAAGCATTTACATCTGATACACTTAACTCTTTTGTCTGGGCTTCTAATAAACCATTCAATTTCTTCGCCATAGATATAGCAGGACCTAATAGTCTATTTCCCTCATATGCCATTCGTCCTATTTGGTTAAGGTGCAATGGAGAGAAAGCGCTTAATTTTGTATTCTTCCAAGTCGCTTTAGATTCTGCTAGAAAAGGCGAATCTGTAGGTTTAGAATCTCTTAATATTTTAATAAATTTTTTGGGATTGCTTCGATATTCTTCTTCTGTTATTTTTTTCTTTGTAGATGGATCAAAAAAATCGTACCATTCGTATTTAGTTTTTTCAAATTCTTTTTTAACAGAACCTGGCATACCATTATATAAATAAGCTTTATCTATATCTAGGTCAGCTCCACCAAGATTTATCATATCCTCTGGATGCAATACAACCCCGCTTCCAGCAATATCGCTGAAGCCAATAAACTTAATTGGTCTAACCCCAGACGGTGAATCTGTAGGTACTCTTTCTACCAAAAAAGTTATATCCTCTTCCATTTGTTTTAATAATTTCTCAGACTCTTTGTTTTTATTAGGGTTTTCTTTTAATGCCAAATATTCATTATAAGCATCCTCTAATCTAACCTCATTAGTTTCTGGACTACGCCCTCTCCAAGGGAAATTGGTATAATCTTTGTAAGCGTCACCCAACAACATCTCGCCTTCCTGCAAACCACCCCTTTCTTTCAATTTAGAAATTAAATCCCACCTATAAGGATTCATTATAGAGCTTGCAGAACCAGTAAGCTTAGGACGAGAAATTCTTTTTGTTAAAGCACTTTTAAAGATAGTTTCGACATACTTTTGCACCATTGGACTAGCCAACAACGCAGGCGAAGCTTCTGCTAAATCTAAAATTCTATCTGCAGCAGCCCTCTTTTGTGTCGTCTCTTTTAAGAGAAATGCTTCGGGATCATCCCAGGGAGTATCGCCATCTATTATATCATCATAGTCTTTAATATAAGTTTCAAAGACTCTTTTCCACATTATGTCTTTCTTGCCAGATGTAAATATATCTAATAATGTTTGTATCCCTAATTGTTCTACGTCTATTTTATTTGGGTCTACTCTAGTATCGCCTTGAGCCCATTTACTAAATAAATCTTCGTGAGTAGCGGAACCTCGGAAATTAGTGTTCGATATTTCATTAAGCCATTTAGTTGTTTCTGGAAATCTTTGAGAGTCAATCCCACTCATAAACTGTGAAGCTAATTTTTGTGGAACTAAAGCTCTATCTAAATGCTCACCACCCTCTGTGTAAGTAAAAGAATCATGAGGTATAGTGTATATTGTTGGAGTAACAGTTTTTCTTTTACCCTCATTATAGAATTTTAATTTATTATTAGACCATTGAGCATCATGTTTTATTCGCAAACCAGTTTGTTTAGCTGCTGTACTGTTAATAATTGTATGAATGTTTTTAGATTTCATAGACTCACTAATCTTAGCGCCAGCTTTATGATAAGCAAACTTACCAATCAGTAACCCTTGTTTTGGCTCTGAGTGTAATAGGGTTCCTTTCTGAGCTCCCGTACCACCCTCTAAGCCACCCTGTAACACCAACATATCAAAAACATCATCTCTTAAATAAATAACACCATCAACATGAGTTTCTGTTTTACGATTAATATATTCTCCACTCTTATCCAACACCCAGTCCGTCAGGTCTGGGGAGCCCTCTACCATATCCATGCCGTTCTTATTCAATGCATTAATAATGACGGTATTTAAACCATTCTCAGCACCCTCAACTCTAGACATGTAGGTGGGGTCTAATCTTAAAAATCCATTGTTAAGCAATGAAGTACGTTTGTTCCATTCTGCAGCAGGAGTGTTTTTTGACAACATAAATTTGTCTGGATTTTGCATAATAGTAATAATGTCTACACCTTCAAGTTTTTCTCTAGCCATCATTGTATTCATTAAGCTTTTCCAGAATGCTGCATGAGCTTGTTTTTCTGTAAACTTTTTGCCTTTTAGTGCCTTAAACTCATTCATAAAGTCTTCTTGCAATAGCTTAACCTCGGCATCAAAAGTGGGAATTTCTTCTCTTATTGCTTCAATATATTCTTTAACTGCCACGGGGTCTTTGGCATTATCTAAATAAGGCATCCCTATTAAAACACCAGAATCTTTAGAAGCAAACAATAACGTTTCATTGTTTTGGTCTAAAGTTAACATTAATTCTACAATATTAAAGTCGGGGTCATCAAAAGGTTTCACTTCCTCTGTTTCAAATAATTTTTCACTAGTAGCTTCGTTTTCTGTAACCTTAACTGTTCTACTATTTTTAATATTAAAAACGCCCCTACCCAGCTTTTCCCATAAGAACGGACGCTCAACAAATTTAGTAACGTTATGACCGTACATATCTAATTCGTTCTGAATTTGAGTGATGAGTTCTCCACCCGATCTATGAAGACTTTTTTGTAGCATTGGCTCTAATCTGGTAGACCAATTCCAAGATTTCCTTACATCTCTCCATAAAGAGCCCTTACCCTCTACCAACTCTAAACCAAGCTCTGATTGAATATCTTTAATCAAATTATCAAAAGCTTTTGGGTTATCTTTGTCTGCTATATGTTTTTTAAAAACATCTTTCACTTTAATTTGAGTTTTTAAAAAGTCTTCAACTTTTATTTCTGTACCTTTCTTTTTTTCTGTATTAAATATAGTTCTTGCTAATTTTTTAGATGTTGGTATTAAAGAACGAGGATAGTCTTTGTCTTGAGATAATTCTTCTTCTAAAACAGCTATTTCACGCGTATCAGTATTAGTTTTAAACTGATCCATGAATTTCACATGTTCCTTAATGTCTTTGATTCTGTATTCTACGGTTCTACTATAATCATCTATGTCTTTTGCTGATTGCTTTAATACGTCCATAGAGGCTCTATGTAGAGCTACATTCCATTCTGGGTCTTCTACATTAGCTTCTAGTCCAGTACGCTCTTGAGCTAGCTTTACTGCTGAATTATACAGTTCTGTAGACAACATAGAACGCATAGTTTCTTCTGGGATAGCGCCTTCTTTGGTTTTTAAGACATTCTCTATGCTTTGAGCCACCTCTATACCAGCCAAAGATACACCAGACTCTGCATCTCCTATCCACTTTAAACCTTTTAACTCTATCTGTTGCGCTACGATTTCTGCTGCTTGTGGGTCAACTCTTTTAAGGGCTGCATATCTAGCACCAATCTTTGTGGTTGGGTCACTAAAGCCATGCAAAGAAATATCTTGGCTTGCTTTATGCATCTCTACACCACCATGTGCTTTCATAGGGGCATATCTTAAAAATCCTAATGCTCTTCTTTCGGATAATGGCATTTCTATTGCGCCGAAATAAGCGCCTAACAATAACTCATAAACCTGTAATTCAAAAGGTGCGTCCGATACATAAGATGGAATAGCTGAAAACATAGCAGAGGACATAATTCTAGCTATACCACGAGGGTCTTGAATATCCTGTAGTAGTTGAACATGTCTAGGTGCTTCTATAGCTCTCCCAGCCGTAGGCAAATATTGTCCTAGTATAGCAGAACCAGAAGCAAATGTAAAACCATAGGTGAATGAAGAAAACATTGCGTCTACACCATCTTGCCAAGAACTTACAGCCATAGCTGTACCCATGTGGGCGCCTTGATGAATGGCGTGGCCCCCTATGTTTATAGCTTCCTTGCTTATCCCTTGGGATAATAGATATTTCTCAGCAGATTGGATGGCTGTTTTTACCCCAAGTCCTTCTGCGCCCTTGAATATTAAATTAGCAGCTCCCATTGGTATTGATGGTAAAAACAAACCAGCTTTTGCCGTAGCTTGTGTTAAAGCTAATGCCTTTTCACCCTTAAACGCCATACTTACTGTTTTACCAAGACCCTTGGTTAAAGCTCCGCCTAAGCTGCTAGCTCCAGGAGCCCACCCAATAAAACCAGCTAACGAACCTATCGAATGCGCTACCGCTTCAACAGGGTTTTGAACTGGTTCTCCTATAGCAAATGTAGTGAAGCCTTGCACATAACCCTTAGCAAGAGCTCCTAATACACTAAGAGCACTAAAATCTTGTGCAGACTCTGTGCTCTTTAGGCTCGCAAAGTTTGCGAACTCGTTGGCTATATTAGAAACTTGATTATTATTAAAATCAATTGTACCTATTTTTGCCATAATTACCTTGTTGCGTTAATGGTTCCTGGTTGTTTAAAAAACGGATAAGGACTATTGGCTGGTTGTGTATTAAGCCCAGTTCTTATTGCTGTTGTGTTATATAATAGCGCAGTTGTGTTAATCTTATTTTCTAGCTTTTTAATTGCTTCTCTATTAACACCAGCTTGATTCAATTTTTGAACAAGATTGGTAAGATAACGGTTTTGGGCATCCTGTACTACTTCTCCCTCTTCGTTTCTTACTTCTTGAGAATCCATATACTTTGCGCCATAAGCGCCTAGTAACATCATTGCTACTTTCTGCTGATCTTCCGTTGGGGTTTTACCCATAATGCCATTAATTGATTCTAGTGTTTTAGCGGCCTTTTCAACTTCTTTATTTGCATATTCATATATTTTTTCGCCATATGCTTTTGTTTGCTTTTTATCACCCTCTATTAAATTGGCAAAATTAGTAACAACATCCTTCGATTTTGTTACCGAACCCACTTTATCTAAAAAAGTATTTGGTATATCCAATTCTTTTTTAATTTTAGTATCGACTCTTTCAAATTGTGATTCAAAATTCTCTTCATCAAATTGAGTTAATTCTGCAAATTGAGCTAAATCTACGTCTTTGCTATCGCCACTTGGAAAAATAATCTTTTTACCATCATCACTTAAACTCAGCCCTTCTCTGTACAAGTTAGCTCTAAGGGTTAAGTATTGCAAATCCATTGCTTTTTTATGTTGAGCATCTTGTATTTTGTATCTAGTTTCTTGAGCTGCTAGATTTTTATCGGCTATACTTTGAGCAGAATCGATTTGCATCTGAGTTAAATCTTTATTAGATTCTATGCTTTTTTCTAGTCTCTTATCATCCCCTATTTCTCTAATCTGAGCTAGTTCCTTATTAGAAGCCAAACTCTCTTGTTGTAGCTTGGTTTGGAGTTCTCTACCTAAAGAATTCTCTTTTACTTGAGTTTTTAATTGTAGGAGTTGAACTTGTCTAGCTACTTCAGCTTCCTTCTCTCTAGAAACTCTGTCTTTTTCTGTTTCTAAAACTCTAGCGAATACATCGCCAAAATTATATTCTGCCACTTGTAACTCCTATTAATAAAATTTAGGTAAAGTAAATTTACGTTGTCCAGGATCAAACGAATTGGGTTGTCCTCCAAAACTTCCTGGCTGACCAAAACCACTATTACCAGAACTAGAATAAGGATTATAATTAAAATTAGTTGGTGCTGGTTTTGGGACTAATGCCGAGGCTCCTAGTGTTGCACCCATACTTAAAATAGAATTAGCAAACCCCACTTGATTACCCTGTGCTTGTCTTTGGCCAGTAGCGTATTGCCCGTATAGTTCTGTTGCACTATTATTTAAACTAGACGCATACCCCAATCCTGTTTGAGCTAACCCAGTATAAAATTGGTTAACTCCACCAGCGACAGCTTCTCTATTACGCCCCTCACTCTCTATTCTTTGTCTATTTGCTATGGTGCTCGAACTAGTCCCAGAAACACCAGAAGCTCTTGCTGCTGACAACAAAGTATTTAAGGTGGGTGTAGATTTGCTGATTTGTCTGCCTAAGTAATCTGCAAAAGATTTTAAGTTTTGTTTATAAAAATCAGAATCAAGATTTTCAAATTGTTTAGCTCTATTACTAAAGCCTTCTGCTAACCCTTTAAATTCTGAGTTTGGGTTATTGAAACCCAAGAAATCGAATAAAGCCATATAATTCTCCATTATATATGCAATATAATAAATATTTAATTAAAAGTCAAGTAAAATCTTTACTAAACCCACCTAACAATAATTCATTTTTAAGTTACGTCTATTGCCGTGCATACACCATTAGTAAAAGTCAACGAATAGGTCAACCCATCATTGCCTGGTATATTCACAGTTGAATTTGTTCCACCGCTTACATAAGGATGATAAACGCTCGTGTGTGTGTGGTTGCCATAAGCAACTTGTGTCGCTCCCGTTCCTATTTTGCTATCTGCCACTAAATCAGAATAAGCATCTGTTATATATCCAGCAGATGCATGATTACCCCATCCATAAGCTGTTTGTCCATTTGCTATGTTTGCGTGAGTATAGGTTGAATTATGTGTTGACATTAATCCAGAAGCTGTCCCCGCCACATCATAGCTGCCACTTAAATCAGGAAACGCTGTTGACACAAAATTAAAGCCATTACTCATTAATATTCTACCCGCAGTCATTGTGCCTTGACGAAAGCCAACACTTGCAGAAAACACTGAAGTTGTAACGTTGCCAGCTATATTAAAATCTACATCACTTGATCCTGTAACCGTTAATATACCAGAAGGATGAGCAAGCTCTATTGACGCAGCTACAGAACCACTGGCTATTTCTATACCTTCTGGGTTTATATTAGTTCTTAACCCATCTGCATCTATAATGCTTTGGAAAGAAGAGCCCGTTATTGTAGAACCAGTTATAGCACCAACAATACCCAACGCAGTACCATTCCAAGTTAACTTATTACCAGCAGAATTACCTAAAGAAAAAACCGGAGTTCCCGAACCAGCACTTAACCAAAAACCAGTCCCGGTATCGTATGCACTTTGTCCAGAATTTATTCTTGAAGTAGTGCCTAATGTTATCCCCCCACCAGTTAAAGAAACACCGCTGTTTAATGTCGCCGCAGTTCCATCCCATCCAGCATCGTTATTTAGGTCAGTTGCGTCTAAGGGTGCGCCACCGTTAAATGTACTCGGATTATCTATGGTTACACTTCCGCTAATAGTTAAAGTGTTCGTCCCCGAAACCCATTGTAATTTTCCACTAGTCCCACCCAAATAAAAGTTACCAGAATTATCCATATAGGTTTTCCAAGCAGACGTATCATAATAACCTAGGTGAGTAGCGCCTATAAACAAACCAGCGCCAGTCGGTGTTAAACTAAATATTATCTCGCCATTCGCATCATGTAGAGCGTTGGCTAAATCTGTTGCATCTATTGCGCTAGGATTAGATATTAATATATTGCCTTTTAAATATATGTTTTGCCCATACAATCCATACCCGCTTAAAACTCCAAAGTCAGGGTCTGTAATTCCATCTAATCGTCCTAGTCTAACCTTGGGTAACCCATAAAAGAAATCATCAAAACTATCTATCTGGTCTTTAACATCTATATAGGGCGGTAAATCAGCAGCGTCTGGGGCAATGCCATCTGCAGTAATTATTACAGAGCCCTGTCTAGCTGTATTTGTTAAATTACCAATTCTAACAAACTCAATACCATCTCTATTCTTTTCCAATTCTTGCCAACTAGTAGCGCCTTCTATTAATTCTAAATCATTAAATCCCTCTACAGAATTACCTATAACCTTAGCTTTAACATCAAACATACCAACTAAATTACCATCTTTATCATAATCCTGCATTCTTGCATATAATAAATCGTCTAACAAAAACCCAGGGCCACCCTGTTCCCACTGCATTGTATATTGCATTTTATGAACTATTGTGTCACTAGGGAAACCAAAAGAAATAGTAAGTGGGGTTGGTTTAATTGTGGTGTTTTGATAGTTATTATTTAGAGCTAAATTTATAGTTAAAGCATTGGGATTAAGAGACGTAACAAATCCAGATAACGTTGGTTCCGTCACTGAAAAACCCGCAGTTAAGCTTGTTGGGTTAATAGTATATGTTAATAATGGATTTGGAACTTCTATTAAATTACTGATAACTGGTAATGGATTTAACACATAACTCAAACCACCACTAGTAATTGAAAACGCTAAGCCAAGACTTGGGATATTAGATGTATATAATATTCTTGGGTCTTTTGTTATAAAATTTATTTCTATAGGGCTAGGAGAAATTCGATAATAATTAAAATCATTATCACCAAACTTAACTTTACCAAAAATATCTGCCATCTCTAACTCCTATTATAATTTAACCCTTACTTCACCAGTTGATGTTCTGTACATTTGTCCCACAGTTAATAAACCGGAAGCCAATAAAACCAATATTTCGTTTGAAAAGGATTTCAGAACTTCCATTATTCACTCCACATTTTGAGTAATATTTGTGTTGCCGCCCAATACAAGATTATGGCGGATATTATTGTTGCTATTATTGTTTTCATTCTACCAACCCATAATCTTGTTTCTTCAAATTCCCCCAAGCAATACATTCTTCAACATAAGTACGATAAGTCAAATAAGCCGCGTCTGACGAGTTTATAATACCTTTATTAAGCATTTCAGCTTCTGCGTTTACGTCATATTTTTCACGGATTTTGTTTACAACTAATTCATTAACATCCGCGTAAAGTTTGCAGCTTTTTAATATTGTTTCTATTTCGGCGAATGTTACTTCTTCTGCTTCGCATTCGGGATGTTGATTTATTAGAAAATTTTCATCTTCTGTATCTACTCCGCTATATTCATATCGATCAATTTCGGCATAGCAATAATTTGTTATTCCTTCCGGGATGATTATTCTCTTTGTTGTATAATCTTCAACGACTATTTTAGTTTTGAAATATCTCATTGTAATTCTCCTGACCTTATTTTATGCCAGCAATCATTGCCGTGTTTATTAATAAATTCTTTTGTTTCTTTAAATATGTTTTGGTATCTCTTTTCAAGTTGCAGTTCTTGTTTATTTAACTTGAATAATTTTGTATAAAATGTTTCACAAATAATTGCGTCTTTTCTTGATTTTATTTCTTCAACGTAATAAAGACTTGTTGGGTGATGCTTTTTTGTAAATACTGAACCATTACCCGATAAATGAGAAATAAGTCTGTGTCTTAAATCGGATGTCATTCCAACATAATATTTATTATCACTACACTCTAATATATAAACGTAAAACATATTAATATTCCTTTTACATTTCGCTTTACACATAAAGGCACGCGCGCGCCGAAACATCTCTAGCAGAAGTAGTGCGATTGTTAGCCAGGGACAAATACCAAACGCCGGCATAAGTAGTGTAATACCAACTGCCACCGGACAGAGCGCAAAGCTCGGCCAAAAACCATTGATAATAATAGTCCGCACCGAATTGGTTAGAACCTCCGCCGCTAACTGATGTTTTAGCCAACGCCAAACCAGCCGCGCCTTTTTTATAATCTGCGTGCGTGCGGTCTGTATTAAAGCCAAGGACTTGGTTGGTACTGTTACCAAACCTAAACGCATAACCTCCCTCGGCAAATGCTAAAGTTATTTGATCGAAATTGTTATTTACAAAAGTACTATTAAAGTGATCGCTTGCTGTTAAAGAATTCCCGCCGGTTACATTTTTTAGTGAGACCGATTCTTTAAGCAAATAATGGTTCGCAAATGTTGTGGTTAAGCCGCTAACATAATCGGCGGATAATGCTGATGTGTCTACATAAGCCCCGTCCACCTTTAATTTAATACTGCCCGCGTCAACAACTTCAACTTCGCAAAATTTGTATTGGAATTTTGTATTCCACTCTGCGGCTGCCGAACCTTGCACTTGGATTATTTGTCCGTTTGAATATCCATGCGAGCTAATAGATAATACTGCTTCAGCAGCACGAGTAATGGCGGTAATTGTTTTTGTTGCAAAGTTAAGAGTTGTTATACCTTGCATAATTTTCCACTGGTTCCCGTTCAAATCTGCTACTCCACAATTTTGCCCGTTGTGTGTTGTTTTTGCAAAGATGTTTCCGCTGCCGGTTTTACGCGCTTCGTTGCGGCTTGCCCAATAGCCGTCGTCACAAGCTGTAAAGGTACATGTTGCGTCGTTTATATCCGCACCGTAATTATTGTTGCCTTTAGGAAAATTGTTTGTCGCATGATACCATGCGCAGTTTGCTGTACTGCTTACCGCTTGCCCGTGCGCTAATGAAAGTAATGCTAAACCTTTTGCTACAAATATTGACCATAAAGAAAAATCATTACCTCTACTTTTTGCAACTGACCATGCGCCGCCGTAGTTATCTGCTGGCGTTTGACCGTTTGAAATGCAATTTGAAAATGACCCAGCAAAAGTATCGTTTGTCCCATTTATAATTCTCTTAGAAACGTTTTGTGATGATATCGGATTGCCGTTTTTAATTGAGCTTGCAACTCCGCTAACGCCGTTTACAAAGTTTGTTAAGCTCCATTCGTATTTATCTACAAATACGCCTTCTTTAATTACTCCGCCGTCAATAAACATGCGGTGTATTTGATAGCCTTGCGCAATTGCCTCTGCTTCTGTTGCGTATGTTTTGTAACTCTTTATATTTACCTTGTTTACATTTGATCCGCCGTCATGAACAATATTAAACCAAAACGCCGGTATCCAAACCATTATTGAGTTATCTATTGTGCATTTATAGTTACCGTAATTGTCGTTTGTTTTAGAGGTATAACCTTCAAGTGGAATTATATAAGTTGGTAGTAATTCTGGTGGACAAAGCCCTACTCCGAAGCCGGCCTGACCAGCCACGCCAATATCGTTATATTCTACACCCATAAGATTTCCAACCTCTACCTTTTTCTTTGCATTGCTATCTTGGTAATCCTCTATCATAACTAAATCACGAGGGTGAACTTCTGTTTTCTCGGTCATTACATTTATTATAGGTAATATTGTTTTAGCCATTTTATAATTCCTCCACTTCTAAGTTTCCGTTGTCGTTTATAGTAATCCTCCACCTTTTTGTGACAGAATTGAATATTAAGCCTTTCGTGCTATTGGTTACTTCTATGTCGTTGCTCATTGTAGCACTCGTACCAGTAAGAGCACCCCCAAACGTGCCTGAGCCGGAGTTATAAAAATCCCCGTTGTTTTGGAGAGAGTATGGGCCGTTGTCGGTTATGCCTACTATGATTTCTTGTGATGAATTTACTCTTAATGCTTCAGTCCCATTTGTTGCTAAAATCAGTGGGTAAGCACCAGAAACATTCAGTAGCAAGGCTTTCTGTCCAGTATAGTATATCATGCCTAAATCGCCACCAGTGATGCCAGCATAAGATGTTGCGTGATTTGATGAGAACATCCAGTTCTCTAAACCACGGTTAACATCATTTCTCAACTGTAAAATAGATGCTAATGTAGATGTTGAATTAACCACCTTACTTATTGAATAAGACGTATTGCCAGTCCCAACGGTTAAGTTCCCACCCATATAAGAAGGAGTTAAACCAGCAGAATAAAAAGCATAATTAGTGGTTGCTTTATCCAGCGATTCAACATAAACACCATACTGATTTGTAAATGAACCAGTCCCAGTAGCATTTGCTAAATAAGCACCGTAGCTTGATGTTACTAATCCGCCGTTGTTAGTGTTCGTATTATATAACCCATACATTTGTTGCAATGTCCCATCAGAATCGTGAGTTGACCTACCTTGGAAATTGACAATGTGCCCGCTGTTGTTTGCGCCCGCTGTTGTTGCTTGCGCATCATATACAGCTAAAGATTTAGCAGTCCCAAGCGTATGGAAGGTTTGTATTCTAACTGGGTGATGTGAATAAGAGGTATCGCTCCATGTCGCGTTGGAATATATACTTCTTATGTCACTGTTGTCTGTATAGTAACCATTCAGCACAATCGATGGGGCTGTAATTTGACTTGTAGTGTTTATAGTCAAATCATTCGGTATATTCGCATCGGTTAGATCAGATAACTGTAAATAACTAGAGCGTATCTGGTCTAACAATATAGCCGTAATATTCCAATCCAAAACATAATTGTGACCTACAGTATTGTGATTAACCGCAACCGTATCTTCTTGAGCTCTTGTTACAGTTATCGAATCACCAGTTAAAGCCGTTACCCTAACTATTTCCCTATCATCATCCATCATAGGAGAGTTGCCAAGAGTCTTATCATATAGAACTAAATTATAGGCTCCGAAAGAGGAGGGGTCTTCTAATAAAGCTCCATGACCGCTACTTAATACAAAAGTGGTGTCGGTATTTGTTACGCCAGTAGCGAGCGTTACCGTTGTAAAATTTTTCCCTCTATCAACAGCCATTCTTTAATCCTTATGTTAATTGTATAATTCCGTCTGCACTGAAAGCTATAGCTACATCCCCACCACTAGCTGTTGTAGGAAACCCGCCAGTGTTAATATAAGCTATCGGTATGTTTAGGGCGTCATTGCCAGAATCAATTTCTTGGTATACTAAAAATGCAGCTACAGTGCCTACGCTCAAACCAGTCCAACTAATATCATCAGCTTTCAGTTCGGTTCTATCATTAGTAGTATCATTATCTGAGACTTTATTTGCTAATGATTTACGTACATAACCAGTCCCAGAGCATTCATTGCTAACGCTTATAATAGCGTCAACTGTAGCGTGGTCTGCGTCTGCCGTATAACCAGAATTTAATAGTAAGACTTTTATGGTATTGGCTTCCCAATCCATATCACCATTTGCAAATTTTTGTTTTGCAATATTGTAAACTAGACTCATCTTTTATTCCTTCTTTGTTAAAAATTTAACCTTACCTGTTGTTGAAACTAATACACTACCATTTGTTGCTGTTACTGATTGAAATATTAATTCCTTTACCGCAAACCTATTCCGAACCCTTAAGTTGTCTACCTCTAATTCGTATAGTTTTTTACGGGTGGATGTTGGGTCTGGGTTGTTTACTGCGCTTATTGCATAACCTTCTCCCTCTCCTATACCACTATCTCTAGCCGCCCCTTTATCGCCTTCGGGAACTATATCAGAAACGAATGTATCGCTTCCGTGTTGTTTGATGTATAAGTTAGCAAAGGTTGCTATTGGTATAAATTCGTCTGCTGTTTTAGGATATAGTTCTGGATGATTAGGATTATCAAAAATAAAATAATCTCTTTGTTTTTGAGATATAATTTCACTAGTAATAGCTCCAGGAATATTAATCCCTACCCAAAAAACAACATATTTACCCAAGGGTAAACTAGATGTCAATATACTTAACTTTCTCGTCTTGCTAACAACCACATCCTCATCTATTACGGGGGGTTTCGCTACTGGCAATGTTGTTAATATCTGCCAATTTTGGTCTTCCCCTAAATCTTCATTATATTCTAATGGATAAATATATTTACTTGTAAATTCTGCAGCATAAGTATAATTAGGATAGCCAACAAACCCACCCCAATAATCTTCGTCCATAACCTTATAAAAGACAACATATTCTGTTGCTTTGTCTAAATCGGCCCTAGAAGGCTTGCAAAAATTATAACGCGATGGGGCTGGGTAGCTGTCATTCCAAATATTATCAAACTTTTCCCAATTGATATATAGCCGCCTAGTCCACTTGGTATAACTATCATAACCTAAAACATCATCCCACTCTAAGGTTATTCTACTGCTAGCCACCGTATAATTTTTGGGGTTAACTAAATTAGAAGTAATACACGAATACTTATCCCAGGCTGGTGTTGCATCATCCACGCCTGCATTCATAGATATTTTTAGATTTTGGACATCTATTGCCGTTATGTCTTTCACCGCCACTGGCTTAATTTTTGGCGTACTAGAAGATGTTGGTTTAGTTGACTCTACTTGAAGTTTTAATCTATCATTATCTTCTCTTAGTAAATTTAGTTTTCTATAAACATCTTGTAGTGCTCTGTCAGTAGCGTTATTATTTGTTTTTTGAGGTCTACCAAAACTCATTATAAAACTCCTACTTTGTTTCGATATACTACTCTAACGTCTCTCACTTTTCCTACTCCAGAAGGACAATCAAATTTTAATTTTAGTCTAGCGCCCTCTCTCCATGCTCCTGCAGATTGTATATCTGCTCCACTTGTAATAGATTGAAAAGTTTCGTCATCAATAGAATAATAAATAACAACGGTGCCTTCACTTAAAACGTCTATTTTATAAAAGATTTTAGATTGTGTGTTATCTCCAAAGTCTTCGTTTTTTGAAATCCAATACCAGGCCAATTCAGAGGATGATGAAAATAATTCTTTAGGGCTTGTGCTCGTTCCTATATAAACCTCACCCTCAACACCAGTGAAAATGCTATAAGCGTTAGTAATTGGTAATACATATTTATCCCATCTTGTTAAGATTGTGTTGTATGTCCAAACAACAATTTGTGTGCTAGATGCAAAACAGAACATAATAGCATACCGAGAAGAATCAAATCCAACAAAATGATAGCTATATGATTGTCCATGCCAATTCTGCACAGAGTAATTTATAGGGAACGATATGGGGTTTATTTTCCCCTGAGACAATGAGTATGCATTGGTATCATCAGACCAATATAATCCAGAATCTGTAATGACCAAAGCGTCACTATTTATAATTCCTATATTATTTATTATATCTTCTACAAAAAAACCATCTGGATTAATTCTATAAATTGTGTTACGCATAAAAATATAAAGTCTTCCCTCAAAACCAACCATTGCAATAGGGGTATCTGGAAGTTTTAAATATTCGTTAGACCAATCAAAGACATTGTAGCGAAATGGTTTGCTTTTAAATATCATGTTTGCTGCATCTGTCGACAAACCTTCTTGGTAACAATCACCTACAAACAGTTCGTTATTAACAACAGCCCCTACTTTATAGCCCACATGTAAATCCGATTCGGTTTCGTATATCCCCGTATTTTCAGAATAAGTAGTTCTTCTAATTCCATCGTCTATGATTTTTGTAGTAGCAGTTGTGCCGCTAACTCTCCAGGCACCACCTACCAAACTAATAGATTTTAATAATCTATACTCTTCGTTAGGGGATGTCGCGTTGGCTTCGCCAGAAGCTACATATATGTTAATACCTGTAATTCTCGTATCAAGTTCGCTAGAATCTAACGCTAGTGTTAAGATATTGCTGGTAGCACTATCTTCAATAGTGAAGCGAGCTGCATAATCAATTGCCAGTGGCGATTCTTCTAAATTATTATAAATAAAAGAATGTGTATAAAAGTATGATTTCCCACTTACAAAATTTTCGCCACTACCAGTAAATTTATTAGTTAAAGAACCAATACTATCTTTTAAGTAAGATAGCTTCGCATTCTGCGCATACAGAGTTTCAGAAGCCGATATTGTAGAAGTGATTGTCCACGATTGAGAGGTTGTATAACCCTCTTTTTGTAAAAATCCCACAACCAAACCATTGGGTAAATCATAATATTTCTGGGTATCTATAGCGCCAGTCTTGACAACTAGGCTGCTAGGGCTAGTCTGCGTAATACTAAAGTTACCGCTTGCGCCTATAAGCGTATAATCTACAGTTGAATTGTAAAGAATATCAAATTGTCTAGTACCATTTGGGATGTTGGTCGGAGGATTCCACTCTATAGATAAAACAAATAAGTCTGCTGAAGGAATTTCTGTAATTCTACCACGCATACTTGTTGCGCTTCCCGTAGACCTAAAAGTCATATGAACATCAACAACCGCACCCAAACCAGATATACCATGGGAAGTGTGCTGAATTGCTAGATTACCATTATATTCTTGTACTGTTTTACTAGTGTGCTTTGTATCATTAGAAGCTGTAATCCCAACAACATAACTCGCAGACGATTGGGGTATGCCCTCTACTAACAAGTAATCTTGATCGGCAGAGACAGATGTAACGCTTGTTGATAGCTGAGAATTAACCCTATACCCAACCTCATAAGTTTCTATACCAGTCCCAATATAAACTCTATTATTACTTACAATCATGCTGGGCTTTACGGCAGTTGTAATACCAGTGTTAATAGCTGTTTTTGTTCCATAAAAATCTTCTATTACGCGTATAGCGCTGCCATCCCAATAGACAAGAGACTTAACTGTTTCTTGTGAATTAGACAACCAAACAGATTTTTTAATAGATGAGGATATCCCAGATACAGTGGTAGACGCAGGGATTCCCTTTAAAAGACCAGACTCTGTGATTGTTTCTATATTTTGAGAATCACTTGCGGCATTCAAAGGAATATCCTTAACGTCTACATTGCGGATAATCCCATAATTAAACTCAGATATTTGTAATTTTTCTTTTGGCATTACCATCCTTATTTATTTTTAGAAGCCTGTATCTTTTCTTGGCCTCTGGTAAACGCATACACACCCACTACGCCACCCCAAGCAAACCAAAACTCAGTTGGTAATTCTATAGTGGGGAGAACCTTTCCTGTAAAAAAAGTAACCCATGGCAACAATATGTGGTTTAAAAATAAAGCAACTAGTCCAGCATATACAACCGTTGGTCGAGCTCTTTTGGTATAGTTATCACCTTGTTGTAGTTCGGCAACCATAACATCTTTCTTTGCTTCGACAATCTTAGCCTCTATCTCTTGGGCTTTAATTTGCATTTCTAGTTCTACCAACATTAATCTTCTTTTAGCCTCATCTCTTTCTTCGTCTGACGTAAATAAATCGTCAATCAAATCTGTGATGGGTGTAACTAGGGCTTTAACCCATTCTAACATTTTAACTCCTCGTTATTTCTACTCGATTAAACCATCCTATATATATTTCTTGAGTTGGATTTTTTTCCATCAAGGTAATATAGTGTTTTATTTGATAGCCGTTAAGAACATTTAAAATTAATTTTTCCGTATTGGTTTGCAGACACAAATTAAAATACTTTTCTGTATTAGGGCCGAACTTACCATCAATAACAATATCATCATATTTTTGACCATTTCTATTTAATAAATTTATAGTAGATTGCAAAAAAGTTACGGCTCTAAAGACACCCACGTTTACGCAAGTATCGAATAATTCTTCGCTTATCTCTTGCGAATAGTGATCTAAATTTAAAATATCCCAAAACTTGTCTTTATAAAACTCTAAAATCAAATCTTGCAAATCTTTGTTTTTGGTTAAATTATTAGGAAAATCTTTAAACTTCTTTGCTTCATCTACCACTCGCCAACCAAACCAATTAGGGTGAGCCCTACGAGAAACACCTTTATAGGTCTCTCCTCCCGCATCGTTGGGATCAAAGCTATAACCACCCTCATGGCTCATCGTTTTGTTATATGCTTGTAAAAAATCTGCCATTAACTATCCCTCAACAATCCATTTAACTCTGTAACTATAGACGCATTATCTACCGAAGTTGTTGTTGTTATTTTTAAATCTGTTTTAGCTGGGAAGCTTTTAGGAATCTCATACACAACTTTACATAATGAATCTCCTGTTGCCTTTAAAGCATACTTGCCAACATCTTTAAACCTATTATCTAATTCTCTAGCCTTTAGTGTAACAGCCACCACGCCAGTCGCTAAAGAAGACTCTCCTATTAAAAGCTCTTTTAAGAACAATGTTTTGTTTGCAGGAACAGTATAAACACTTGTATAAGTCTTATTCTCTGCGGCATTAATCTTACCTCTAATAAGCGTTGCTACTGCAGGAACTCCCGAAGACACCCCATTTGAATTGGCAGTAGTGTTCGCAACCGAACCAGCCAAATCACCTGTAGCGTTAGTTATAACCGGACTATCAAAACCAGTACCAGCTACACTCGCTGTAAAAATAATGTCTTCCGCATCGCTTGTTACAACTATGTCTTCAGCTAAGTAAGCGGCAGCGTGCGCTGTAACAAAATCACTTGCTGTTGTGCTTAGATCGGTATTGAATGTCGCTGTTTTGGTTAGCCCGCCTGCTACAGTTACGTCTGCTGTTCCTGCTGTACCCGTTAATGTAATTGTGTCTACTTGAGCTACATTGCCATTAGCATATACATAAACATCACCGACATTATCTGCTACTGTGCTCATCTCTAAACCGTTGATTCTTCTGAATGTTTCAGTAGTACCAACCCTAGTTTTTGTTTGACCTACTAATGTTACTGCGACACTTTGTTCAATGTAGTTAGCGTCTAATCCAGTAACCGTTACTTCTGTAGTATCGCTTGCGCTAGAGCTTGAAATGAAGAGCTCCTCTGCAGTGGTACCAAAAGTATAAGTACCCCCGCCATCCCATACATCTTCTGCTCCAGCGCTATCTAAATCAGTGTTATAGCCCAGCAGTGTAACTGGAGTAATTCCCCAGACCTTACTAGCCGAAACCTCTAAACCTAAATCTGATTCTAGGTTATTTAAAACATATTTGTTATCTGAGATCATTGTTATCCCTTAATATATAAATAAATTACTCCACCTAACGTACTAAGCGTTAGTAAAAACTGTACTAATCTTTCCCAATCCCAAGCATATTTTACAATTTTCTTAAATCGTATACTGCCTCTATCGTGAAGTAGTTGGAAAAAATCATCGCGATTCATTGTTTTTTCAAACCCATCAGAATCTTTTATTGTAATGACATGTAGCTTTTTAACTTCTTCTTTAATGCTACTTGTCTCTTCTTTTATCGCGCTAACAATAAATTGTTTTATCTCGTTTGCCTCCATAGTCCCCATATTAAAACCCGTATTGTTCGAAGTTAATAGTTCTGGAACCGCTTTGTACATTAGCATATATCTTTGCATCACGTACCGCCTCTTTCCACTCTGATTTATAAAAAATAATCCTCTCCTTACTTCCTCTTAGACCTGCTTTCCATAAAACTCTCCAAGCAATGGCTTCCTGAAATTGTTCTGGTATCTCCAACTCATCCGTCAAAGCATCTATTGTACCTGCGTCTTTTCTATAAGCTATATTTAAAGCTGTAAACGTGCCCAAATTCAATAAAGCAGTATCAAAAGTAATTGTTTGTCCATCTCTTTCAAATGGAACTTTAAAGGAACGTGTCAAAGAAACCAACTCTACTTTTAATATTTCCGTTGGTGTTCCAGTTAATGTTATACTCCCATCCGAAAATGCATCAAAGTCAAAGGTTTCTTCATCTCTTAGAATGCCAGTGGCGTTTACAAACTCTTTCTGAGCTTTATTAATTTCAATCAAACATAGCGTTTCGCCTAATTCTGGAGCAGAACTCTGTATAAGCTCAATTAAGTTTTTTACTGTCATTATAGTGTCTCCAAAATTAATTTTAATTCTTCTCTTAAGCTCTGTCCAAGACCTATGTAAGATTGTATAGTAAGACTTTTGTTTTGAATTCTTCCCTGAAAAGCCTGTATATTTGCCATTACTTTTGCTGAATAAGCTTGAACTTCTGCTGCAAATTGTTTTAGTGCAAACTCATTATTAAGAGAAGCTGCCTCTAAAGCATTTTTAGAATCAAAGAAATCAGATTCAAGGGTTTTAATCTTGTTCTGTAACTCCACTTCCATATCTTTTCTTAAATTAGCTAGCTCTACATCTACACTTTTGCCAGTATTAAAGAGTTCTGTTTCTAATGCATTTCTAGCATCAGCCACAGCAATTTCTAAGTCTTTTCTTAAATTCTGGATATTGGCATTTAGCGTTGCTTGTGATTGTTCGATAGACGCTTGTAAAGCTTGGTTGCTATTATGGACGGCTTTTTGTAATTCCCCTTGGAAAATAACACTATCTTTGCTAAATTCATTCAACTCATCCTGTATCGCTTTATTAATCGTTGCCAACTCAGTTTGGACTCGCATCAATTCTGCTTGTGTTAACTCTGAATCATCATTAGCAAGTCTTGCGTCTGCATCGGTAAAATCAAAAGTCGTAGTATCTTTAGTGTATGTTGGTGGACTAGTTAGTGTTGTGATCACGCTAGCAGATATTGTAGGTGGTGTTAAATCACCGACAGCCACAATTGGCGTATACGTGCCGGAAGAAGTTATTGCGTCTGCTACAGAGGCAGATGTATAAGATGTTGGCACTAAAGCTAACTCTAAGTCACTCAAAGAAGGTGCAGTTGGGATATCCTCTACCGTTACCGTTAAAGCATCATTTGCAGTAATAGCAAGTTGTGCTTTGTGGTTTAACCCCTGGATGGCAGCATATAATACCACTCCCTGCTCTTGATTTGCTTCAAACTCTGTAATATCACTAGAGGCGGAAGTGACTGTTGGATATGTAACCGTGATAGCTGTACCACCACCTGGTATAACAAAAATTTTACCATTGCCTATGCAATATGCTGGATCGGTAGCAGTGGCTTTGTAAATCGAAGCAGTGTCTTCTAGCTTTGCTTTTAATGTATATGGTGCCTCGCGAGCTCCGATGTTCGCTTTGTGAGCACCTAGAATCTTGAGACCAGCAACAGAAAGCCCAGCACTTTCAACCGTTACGTCTCTAATCAATTTTTTTAATTTGTCGGGCTTAGAGGCCTCTACGACCAAAGCAACACCAGCGTCTAACCAATTTTGCAATGAATTAGTATCTGATAGAGTTCCTATATAGCCTTCTATTCTTTGTAAAAATGTACCCACTTAAACTCCATATAATAAAAAGGGGAGGCGTTGACCTCCCCCATTAAATTAACCAAATACTTTTATTGTAAGAGTATTTGAACTTTCGTCTGCGTCTGCCGTATACTTAATAAAGTAGTACGGGAAACCATATTGATTGAGATTTATATTCTTTAACAACACTGTCGCATCTGTCAAAGCTGCGATAGAGAACCCAGTATCAACGGCATCTGCCGAATCTGTGGTTTCACTACCAAATAAAGCCAAATCAACATTAGTTCCTGATACTGCTGAAGCCTGAAAAGTTATATTGACATATCTATTATCCTTCAACTCATTAGGCCCAACAAAATCTATAACGCTAGAATATGCAGAACCTGCTTCTGCTGGGAGTGTTATAACTTCCTTTTGACAAGGAACGTTATTTGCTCCTACTTTTACCCAAGACATTTATTCTCCTTTGTTATAGTTATACAACTTTGAATAATGCAAATTTGTCAATATTAGTTAAACCAATTCCTAAATCACTAAAGTATTGGTCTTTAACACCGTCATATGCATTTTCAGTTTTAATATTAGCCTGAAATTTAGAAGGACGATATTGTTTAATTTTCAAGTCTTCTGGAGACAAGACAATCATATGTCCATCATACTGTTTTCTTAAAGCTGGGGCATAGATTAATTTCAAAATGCCAGCAGGTGTTTCTAGCATTTGAAAATCATAACCAAGCGTATCTTTCTTGATATCGCCTACTTTTACTTGCCATCCAGACTTTCCAACAAAACCTTGGTTGTTAGCAAGATTCGAGAAATAGTTTTTAGCTTTCATACCGCACATTGCTGTACGCATACCTTTCTCAAAATCCCACTGCATTACTTTTGCAAGGTCTTCTTGTAAATTGCCATAATTGTAATCAGTTCTATTAATTGTAAATACATTCTGTTCGTCACCGGATGTATTGCCGTATCTATTAATAGCAGTGATTATACCCATTGTGGTTCTTACTTTATTGCCATCAACGTCTGTTCTAGCAGAATCATCTAATGTTTCGCCTGAGCCAAGTCCAAGACCCATAACAGAATCGCCTTTCCATAATGCATTTTCAATATGGAATTTATGCTCTTTCTGTTTCTGAACTCTAAGTCTAGCTAATTCATCAGAATAACCACGTAAAGCCGCTTCGTATAAAGTACCTGTTATTTCAATAGGTGTTTTAAAAATTTGTGTGGAACCAAAGATCACACTCAATTCATCCGCCCATGCTTCAGGACTTTCAGTTCCCTCACCTCTAGCATCACCAGCAACTATAAAATAGTCACCAGAAACAACAGAGATAGCACTTGGAGATTGATTTTTGAAAGTTAGTTGTGCTGCTTGTCCGCTAACGGTATCAATTGCTAACACAACGCCTTTTCTGGTAGTTTTAGTAGAATCCCATACTTCAAACTGTAAACCTTTCATTGAACTATCTGCAGTATTCCCACCCTCATTGGCAAGACCAACGATAGATGAAGCAGCGATAGTAACAGCAACTGCTGTATTGTCTGCCCCGATAGTAGCTGAGCCACCAGCGGTGAAATACTGATCAATCCAAGGGTCACGATGATAAAACATCTTGAACAAAGGGTCTTTCAGATTAGTGTCAACGCCCTGATCCATAGCTAATGTGAATAAGGGTGTTACAGATGCGAAGAATTCTTTGGTAACCTGAGGGGAGATAAAGAAATCTCTACGTTCATTAAACAGAACGCCCAAAGCACCAAGATTTTTTGCTGACATTTATTAACTCCTAGTTTTATTTCCTGCGAATAAGAGAGCACTATTGAACATTTCCTCTTCCGAAAGAGTTTTAGGAGCTTCGCCACCACCGCCTGAGCCTGCTGGAGGGGGAACTGACGCTCTTTTCTGTTGTCTTTCAAACTCATTTTGCCGATTGTTAGATTGAGTACTAGCTCCTTCTAAAACTCTAAAGTATGAGATAACATTCTTTGGGTCAACCGATCTAGGATCGTTCATGACGTTATAGAATCTTTCAATTTCTTCGGGTTTCAATCCGTTTGCCAATAACTGTCTATCAAATTCTGCTTTACGTTGAGTTTCAGCAAGTCTATTCTGCTCTTCTTGAAAAGCCCTAGCTCGCTGGGTTTCTTTGAAATTTTCTTTTTGCTCGTAATAATTAATCATATCTATTTGATATTGAGCACGGGCATCCTCGTATTTAGATGTAGCCGAATCTGGGTCTAACAAATCAGACCTATTATAACCTTCTGGCCTCTGAGGAGGTTCTGGTTTTTTAGGTTCTGGTATTGTGTTGGTTACATCAGGTCTTTCCTGAGCTTTTGGTTTAATGTCTTGTGAAAGAACATTATTAACTGCATCTAAAGCATTTGGATTTTCTTTGAGGAATTTGGCTATGTCCACATAAGGATTAAGCTTTTCGAGCTCTTGCTTATATTTGGTTGCCTCGCTCTGCCAAAATTCATAACGCACCTCATCATTTTTTTGTGGCTTTCCCTCTGGTGCAGGAGGGTTGTTCTCATTGCTGTCTTCTGTCGGAGCCGTGTCATCTACCGGAGCGTCCTCTGGTTCTTCTACGGGTGTCCCTACTGATGCGACCTCTGGAACGTCATCTTGATCTTCAGATTTGAGAGCATCGGGTTTAGCTGCTGGTGTCGAATCTTCAACATCTAAAAAGAAGCTAAAGTCTTCAGGTATCTCATTGAAGTCATTTACTGCCATATAATCTCCTGTTATAGTAGCCTATTAAGGGTTTACTATTTTGATTTGTTTTCTTGGTTCTTTTTGAATTCCTTGCGCTTTGCAAGGTCATCGTTTAGCCTCTCATTATATAATGCCGAGGCATGCTGTATTGCTGAACCCGCTTCTGCAAGTTTAGCTTTGAATTTCTCTAATTCTGCTTTCTGCATCAAATGTTGGTTTTCGCGAGTTAGGGTTTGTAAATCGCCTTGTAACTCTTGTATTTGTTGCGAAGCTTCTTCCATAGCTGCTTGTAATTGCTGTAGATGTCCAGTTCTTTGAAGAACTCCTTCGACATCCGCCACTTCTGTTTTCTTTAGTACTTCTACCTGGTCTATAATTCCTGCAGAATATAAATCTAAATAATGCTGCAAAACGCCCCATCTATTAGACGGAAGCATAGAACCCGACACCACAATTACATCATATTTGCCAATTGTAATATCATTCACTCTACCCAATAAAGCTCCAGTAACATCATCATAAATATTTTGGTTAATGGAAACTTCTTTAGGTGCGTTATTGGGTCGAAGCAGTCTAATTACTTTTTCGTCTGTATATGTTTGCTGAATTAACTCTACACAAACTTTCGATAACTGATTTATACAGGCTTCGATATCATCTTTCTTTGACTTAATACGCCTTTGGCCCATTTCGTCTAATGCTACCGTACCTTTAAAACTATCTGGTGCCGAGCCTGGTTCCCCATGCATCATACTCCAAATACCAAAAATCAGTTCAATATCTCTTTTGGCATCTGCCTCATTTTTATAAAGTTCATTAGGCAATGCTATTGGGCCAGCTACAATAGGCTGACCAATCTCTCCATCAAATTCTATTACTGCAGTACCCGATCTTCCCCACTGTTCTTCTAGCATATCCCTATCGGTTGCGCCTCTAGGCATTAACAATTTAACGTTAGTAGATGAAGACGCATGAGCTATAATTAAACTTCTAGTTTTATTAATATACTCCTGTAATCCTCTGCTTTTTCTAACATCCGAAAATGGATATGGATTTCTTTTGTGATTATTGACTAATGGTACTATTGGGTAGCCTTCTATATCGATAATACCATCATAATATAGAACATCACCAATCGTAATAACTCTCTTAATTCTATCTGCCCAAACATAAAAATATTTTAAAAAGCCTTGTTCTAAGAGATCGTTGATTAAAACTGGTTTAAGTGTTGTTGTGGTAAGCGGGTCTCCTGGACCTGGTATCATCTGACCTTGTTGGTCGATGTGGAAAGTTCCGCCAGTACGATCATAAATAGCCCCCATTTCTGCAACCTCTCTAGGGTCTGATATGCCACGTACCTCATCTTGAGCTTGAGCTATAAAGGCTGGCTGTCCTAAATATTCTCGATATTGTTCATCATTTAAAATTCTTTCAGAAACAGTCATAGGATCAAAAACTCTATGAACTTTTTTCTTTATCTTAGAATACATATCGATAATACGATACTTGTCAGTGTCTAAATCGTTAGCAACATTCCCAATTTCCATTAAGTCATAACGAAGCGAACCTGGACCATTATCGATATCCATTTCTCTTTTGGCTTCTGACCATTGCTTAAAATCTGGATATCTTCTTTCTAATTCGGCCTTTGTGAGTATCTGAGAAACTATAATTGAATCAGCATCGCTGAAGTTTCTTTTTTTAGAGGAGGGGTCAACGTAAACATCAAAACTATCCAGTGAACAAATTTTTACATCACCTTTACCAAAATCTGAGTATGGATCAGAATAAGCCATAAGATAACCCAAACCTCGAACATAATAGTCCTCTATCGCTGTTTTTAGTTCTCTATTGCCATCCGATATTTCCCATACATAAGATAATATATCTGCAAAAATTCTACCAGTTTTGGTATCTGAATCGTCTCGTCCTGTGGAAGTGAATCGTGGTTTGTTTGTGGTTAGCAAGGCTACACCCTGTTCAACCGTGGGAGCAATAACATTAACGACTATCGGGGATTGCCGTCTAGCTGTTAATTCAGCCACTGCCGCAGCGCTCCACTGATTGCCATTTTTAAAATCTTCATCCTCCTGAGCTGAAACATCCCATTTTGCTCTTGAAGATTGATATTTTAGAAATTTTTCCCTTATTTGCTTAGCAAGAGATTTCTCTGCCATATTACTCCATATAAAATATTTAAATTAAATTTGAGCTAACTTGCCTTAACTCATGCAACCCTTTTCCTCGCCACGGAGAAGAATATTTTATCAACACTGGGTTTTAAACTCTCCATCAAATATTCAATTATACACTAGTGTATAAAACCCCCATATGCAAAGATACAAAATTAAATCGATTTTGTCAAGTCTTTTTTTTAATTATTTTTACTTTTTCTTTAAATATTGCGATTATGATTCAAAAAGCTAATAAAAATATTGAAAATTTTTTTTCGCAATTTTGCATTTTTTACTTGACAAGATTTGTTGAAATCTCATTTTCTCTGTCTCCGCAGCATAACCCTCTGCCATTTTCTCTATAACCATACGGTGAATAGCGGGTATATTTTCTACTGGTGTTAAGCGGAATTGGGAGCTAATTGCTAACAAGAAGTCTCTGTTCCCCATGCTTCTCCTTTTGGGTTTATTAGCACCTGCGGTGGGCTGGGCTACGCCGTCATCCAATCGCCTATGCTTCTGAATCGTGACTTAAAACCACCAGAAGGTTTATCCATATCTTCAACTGTGTGGTATGGTATATATATATTTTTCTTTGCATAAAACATCGCATCTAGAGTATCATCATTTTGAACTCTAGGATATAATTGCAGTTCTGATTCCAATGCTTCTAAATTTATCATCTCTTTCTTGAAATAAACCTGTTTATTATAGAAGAATGGCTGCAACGTTTCAATACGTCTTGATTTTGCATTTCTTGGTTGATTTTTAACTTCTAACCCTGGGATATAAACATCTGATTCATTTTTCAAATAATCCCTCAACATTTCTTGATAACCTGTAGTTTCTATGTTTGTCTTCATTGGATAATATTGTTTATACTTCGCCATAATAGTTCTAGCTAATTCCATTGGTTTTACTCGTTTTCTAAACAAATCTAGAACATATAGGTTTTTATCCTTGTCTACCGCTATAACCATAATCGCAGAATAATCCGCCGTGTTGCTTACGCTACTCGCAGGGTCAACCCCCATAAAAAGGTTTACGGGCTTCCAGATGGGACTATCTACCTTTTTGTATGTCCTAATCCAATCTAGACCATCTTTTTCGTTTGTACCCACCTCTGTGAGTTTTATATAAGCTTTCTTACGGCTGTCTAAACGGAATTCTCCATCCCAGTATCTAAAATCTTTAGGAAGAAATAATTGATCTTCATCACCTATAATTTGACATCTATACTCAGAGTAGAATATAGAAACTCTATTGATGGCTTTAAAGGATTCTAATTTATCCATTAATGCTTGGTAACTAATCCATTCAGGCCATAGTACCTTTTTCTTGTCTTCATCTACTATAGCATCGTAATGCAGGGTTTTCCATCCTGGCATTTCTTTTACTTTCAGGACAAGACACCCCTCTCTTTGTGGAGTACCAATTAACCATATCTTACCATGTTTAGGATCGACACCAGGCTCTACGTCTTTCATAAGAGTCTTTAATGTTTTTTCCATTTGTTCTTGGTTTAAGGTATTTTTGTGATCTTGAGGATCATCATAGATAACAAAGGTAGGTCTCTGGCTTCTCCAGTTTAATCCCACAATCTGCATGTCTGCACCCTTGCAAGTGAGTAGCGATCCGTCCTTTAGCACCACTTCCTCATCAGACCATCTCTCTGAGACCTCTTTCCCCCAATAACCAAATATCCTTTTAAAGTTGGATGAGTATTCTAGAATTGTTTTAATGTCATCAAGAATCTTTTTGGCATGACCTTGATTCTTAGAAACAATTACGATTACTTTGGTTTTAGATGGGTGGAACATAAGGTGATGGAGAATCATAAACTTAATAAGAGAAGATTTTCCATGACCACGAGGAGCTATAATATTAACTCTCTGTTCATCGGCGTGCCATAATTCAGAGATTTCATGATGGAAATCGGGGGTCTGTACAACGCAAGTAGCGGGAGATACCACCTTGCCCATGAGGAGTACGTCCCGCCTTAACTTTTCTTTTGCTATTTGTATTAGTTCTTGAATACGTGCTAATCTATCCATTATACTCTTCCAGTTTTTTCAAATCCTCGTCCATGTGTGTTAAATACTGGGTTAGACATTCTTTGCTTAACATTTAATTTACCACAATTGGGACAGAGTTTACCTTCTTTTTTGAATGTGTCATGTTCTTTAAAGCTTAGAACCTCTTCAAAGTCATAGCCACAAGAACCACATTTAAATTGATATAGGGGCATCTTCGTTTCCTTTGTTTTGGAAATATAATAAAAATTGTAAATTAGCCATTGCATGTGATAGATGATTTATGCCAGATTCTGGGTCTTCCTTTTCTTTAAGCCTATAGGCGTATATATGTCGAAGTAAAGCTGCATAATATCTATTCTCTGCATCATCTACTAACTGCCACGAGTTAGGGCTGTATTTCTCAGCCCCATATGTCATTACTTTTGCTAACTCGTTAATTACCTCTGGCATAACTAAATCATGCCTTAACTTACCCTGGTCAAATTTTCTATCAAACTGACGATCCATTTTACCTCGCTAAACTTGATAATAATGCTTTACTTTTGTCTTTAGGGTATTGCGTCTTACGTTCTCTTACGATTGTCCCACAATTACCACATCTATGAGTTGCGTATCTTCCAGTCATCGTATGATAATCTTTGTTGACTGGCGTTAAATCATCGCTACCACAATGCGTACATATTGGTCTATCTGCTTCGACATATAAAGCAACGTTTGGATGACTTTTAACCCAAGGTCTTAATCTTAAATAAACCTCTTCTAGAATCTCAACATCTTGTTTGTTATATGTTTCCATTTCTAATAACGCTTTTTTCTCTCCATTTAAACATCTCTTCCATAATTCAAAATCTGTGTCTAGTTTTTGAGGTAGATTAAAGATTTTAGCCAATCCATTTAAACTGTTATGTGTAAACCCAAATTGCTTAGAGGCTATCTTCTTTGTATCTATCTGTTGATACGGAGCGCATGGAGGAAGTCCATTCATTAAAAATCTAGTATTTATATTAGGGACATCAAAACGTCCACCATTGTGAGCCACAATTATGTCTGCTTCGTTAATCAGATTCCACAAACTCTTTGTTATCCTACTATCGTCTTCAACTCTAGCCTCTTCTCCCGTCAATTTAGCGGAATAAACCTTATCATCAAATAACCATTTGGCTGACCATGTGAGCATAAACCATTCTGTGATAACTTGGTCATCTCTTACATTACCTCCCCATACACTCATTTGGAAAACGAATGCTCTTAATGGTGCTGTCTCTATGTCAAAGATTAATATTTTCGGCAACTTTGCCTTTATCTCAGGTCTTAAACCTTCATCTATCGTAGTAAAATATCGTCCGCATTTATCATTTTGACATTTCCTCTGTACCTTATTGTTATTAACTTTCTTAGCTCTATGAGACTTAGAGCCACAATACGGACAATTATTACTCATAATTTCTCCTAGTTAAAGTAAAACGTTTTGTTATTCCTACTACCCCTTCTTCCATTAATGTCTGTCTAAATTCAACTGGGTCAATACCAAATAATTGATCTGGTTCCACTTTGAATCCATCAGACCATTCAGGGTCTTTTTCCATAGCTCTTACCTGCTTCATTTCTAAATCAAACTCTTCGTTGGTACAAGCTTTAAAAGTATTCATCCATGCTTCCATAAGTACCTTTGTTTTATCTTCATCCAACTCTATGGGCTTGTTTTCTTTATATGCTTTCCAAGCCCTATTCATTAAATCTATATTGTGGGTGGTTGGCGTAAACGACCATTCTTTTGTGCCTGGGTCATATTTGCGTTCCCTGTAATGGATAAGCTTAAGCCCCTCAATTATCTTGGGGGCCAAGCCATTTCTCCAATCAGGTGGTTCAAATTCTACAAAATGATACCTAGCCGTTCTCCTGATCTTCATTTCCTGATTTCTCCGCATTCTTTTTGTATTCATCTATATCTTCTTGATCATATACAAGATTAACAGATTTAATCAAATGTTCAGGGATATCTGTTCTGCCATTCGCATGTACTACAGACAACCAACCGTCTGCTCTGTTAGCAGAACTAACCTTAGATAATATCGTTGTTTTTAAATCCTTATTAGAATATTCAACTGCACACGTCATTATTTCTTACCTCTTGTTTGTTTAAGGGAATCTACGGAAGCCTCTGCCTCCTTTGTTAGCTCTGAGAAGTCTGCTTCTGCCACTTCCTCTGCGGGTTTCGTATATTGACCCAGCAAATAATGCAATGCAGCCAAAGCCAAAATATCTGTGACTACATTCAAGTTTGTTTTTTCCAGTACCTCTATCGACTCTTTAATCTTGTCCGAGACTGATGTCATTAAAATCCTCCACTTCTATTTCATGTTGTAATTGCCTCTTGGCTTTTACTTTTTCATTACGCTCGCTCTCTGAGTCTATTAACCCAAAGAAGCTAGCGGCTCCTTCTATCTCTTGAGTTTCAGTTGTTTTAATCATCTTCTTATCTTTCTTCATTCCCAACAACTCTTGAATCTCTTGAGAACACTTCAATAAATCTCCAGAGCTACCCTTAATTCTTGCAGCATCTATAGCTTCCAATATTAATTTAACTGCAAATTCTTTTGTAACTCCATTATCTACTAAAATCTTTTCTAGTTCTTCTGCCACTTGTTCTCTCACTTTGTCTTGTCTTAAAAATCTTCTAACCGTAGCCTCTGGGACTAACTGGTCAGGACGATATATATTCCCAAGCATTTCGTAGTTTACCTTACCGCTTAACATCATTTGAGTATAAGCCATAATAGTATCTTTTGCTCGTCTCGTCTTCAACTCTCTTTCTACATGAGATTGAGGTTTAACCGTAGAGAAGTTATGCAATTCTTTCCTAGGCAAATATTCAAGCTTGTTTGTTTTGCTTTCCCACATTCTGCCTATTGAATAAACATACTCTCTATTCACTTGTGCTTTCTTGTTTTTGTAAGAGCGTATCTGTATAACTTCACATATATAATCATCATCCGTTAGAACCCAATCTCCTTCTTTGATTGTGTCAAATTCTTGCCAGTGCTTGTACTGGATTTGAAGCTCATCAGCTTCTAACTTATGATAAACTTTATATTGCTCTCTCTTACCCTTACGTCTTTTCTTTATAACGTCCATAATTCTTTCATATTATTCATATTCATCATACTCTATAAACGTATCTAAATCTGCTTGATAAAACCTCACTGTCATGCCACTATCTAACGCATATCTAATTTCTTCTTGTACACCCTTAGATTCTTTCCATCCATCTAACATAACCACCCAAACCTCAGAGCAGAAATTAATAAACTCTAAATCAATACGTTTCCAGTAATCCCAAGAGCCTTCTAGCTTACCGTATAAAGCTACGGGGTGACTAGCGACAATTGGCGAGAAGAACAAGTCTTTTGGGTTCTTTCTCATTAAATCTGCTTGTATCTCCGCTATTCGCCTGAATCTTCCTATCTTTATACCTATGTCTGGATGACTATAAGGGCTCGCCAAATATATCTTCTTCATTACTCTTGTTAGCCTCATCGTCTATTATTGTAATTACTATTTCTGTATTATCCACCTTATCACAAAATAATATTGATTCAGGTGTTATATCATCCTGAGAATGCGCAAACTCGTCTAAAGAACAGAGTAGTAAAGACATGTTATTCTTTAACTGTATTTTTCTCATGTGAATTCCTCGATTTCTATTTCTCCAACCTCTGACACTATATCGTAAATTTTGTTAATGCCGTGCTGCAGCTCATTATAGCGTTCTAAAATATATTCTTTTTCTTCTTCTAGCAAATTATCAAAAGCTTCATGAATTCTATAGTGTCTATCCCTGTGGTTATGGTTTTTAATGGGGACTACCATGCCTAAACGATAAGCCCGATAATTGTCATCTTTATCATAAACTATTGGGAAAGTCCATATTTTCGTTTTCACAAGCCCTCCTTATGGTGCATATGTTCTAAATATATTATCCATTTCTCTGGGGCTAACATCTTCGAACTTACCTAATATTCTGCTTTTCAAAATCTTAGCAGATGTTATAAAATCATTTCTTTCTTTAAAATTCTTGGGGTACTTCCAAGAGAAACCACCCTTAGAGGCAGTTCCAGTAAATATCTTTTCAGCTAGCTCTCCTAGCTTGGCAGAGTATAATGCGGCTACACCTAACAACTCTTTATTTGGGGCAGAGTCATTTATAATATAACCATATTTTTCTCTTGTCTCTTCATTTGTTAATATCATATTTCCTCTATAATTGTTCTATAATATATCGACCTTCATCCAACTCTGTATTAATATCAATTGCTACTTCTTTTAAATACCTAACATTCTGTGACTTGAGAGCCACTCTTATCAGCCGTCTGGCCTCTTTCAAATGCTTTAACGCATCCTCTATTTTGATGAGTCTGTCTAATGATCGTTGGTGCTCTTTAGAGTTAATAGAGGTTCTTAAATCAATAAGAGCCTCTATTAGATCATCCACCTCACCCTTGCTCTTCTTTTCAAGAGTATACAAATCATCTTCTGGAACCTCTAGTTTCTTCATAAAAATAACCAATTTATGAGGAACATTTCTCCAGCTACAATTGAAGCTATTAAAAGCACTTCTAGTAACCAGATTACAAGTTTATTTAAACGCATCAAATATTCCTTATTTTAACCACTACAAATATACAACAAAAAATACTGTTTGTCAAGAGAATTCTACTTTTAATCCCTTGTATTTCTTAGTTTATATT